CGGGTGCGCATCGTTTCCTCAGCATTTCAACGCGTCACGCCACGCCTTGCCTGCCTTCGCCATTCCCCACGCAATCGCTACGCCCCCGAGCGCCAAGAAAACGACGTACATCCCGACAGCCTGCCACGTCAGTTCCTCTTCCATCATCAGCTCTCCAAGCCGCAGTGCGGCTATCAAATTTGGTAAAATATCTCCCATAGACACCTTTCGCGTTTTGGGTCTTACGAGCCGTTCAGGATTCCGCCCCTGAGCGGCTTTTCATTTCTGTGGCGTCTAGCTCACAGCTTCCATCCCTTCACGGGATTCAGGTAAATACCGACGTACTGTGCCTTCTTGTCTCGGGATCCCCACAGCTTCCAACCCACGTTGATCCGCACACAGCACGGCCTGCCGAGCAACCTGTAGTGCTTGATGTAGTACAGCTGGAACGCGATGAGCTTCCCATCGCGGCGGCAACGCCTGCGGCACGTGCCTGACACGCCGTTCGTGTCGGAGGCATTCTCATCGCCAGTCACCTCCCACGAGTCGCTCAAGCGCACCTCGACCCCGAGAATGTTGATGTCGAAGCCATAGGACGTGTTGCGCCACATCCACGCGACTCGACGTTTGTACGTCGCCCAGGCATCCGTCCCCGGCCATCGTTGCCAGTGGCCCTCGTCGCCGTCTGCGTCGTTGTCGTCAGTGGCGAACCAATCGAGCCATTTCGGCAGACGGTGCGTTTCCTTGTCCACGAAGAACGGAAGAACGGGCGCGAGGATCAAGCCGACGAGAAGCATCAGGTAGCTCAGAGGCATCGAAAGAAGCCAACGCAAGTAGACCATCTCAGTCCTCCCCAAGGAAAAGCTTCGCTTCGGACTTGCGGCGGCGGACGAGCCCCGGAAGCTCCTTGCCGCGCGCCTTCGTGATGTCGAGGAACTGATGCGCGGCCTGCTCGACGTCGCCTGCATTGAGGGCCCTCATGAGCCTCGGGCAGTTGTGCACGACATAGGACGCGCCCACGTTGAACGCAAGGCTAACGAGCGCGACGTACTGGCCCTCAGTCACGTGCACATTCACGAACGGCGCAAGGGCCTTGACCACGGCCTCGATGTCCTTGCGCAGGAGCTCACGGCTCTGCGCGTAGGTGATCTCGTCGCCCTCATGCACGTCGGGGCCAGTATGGCCGACGCCGATCGTCCAGATGCCCGCAGGGCACTTGTACGCGACGAGCTTGCAGCCCTCCCATGCCTCAATGAAATCCATCGCGCACTCGGGCGCGTATTCGCCAAAGTTTTTCACTTGCCTTCCTCCTTGTCCAAATCTTCCTTAGCCACGCCAAGGCGCTTCTCGAGTACGATCTCAAGCAATCTGATCAGGCGAGTTCCGCCCCATCCGGCCATGCCGCTCAGGGCCCCACACAGCTGCGGCGGGAACCCTTCGTAAAAAAGCACCTCGTAGCAGATCAAACCGCACACAGCACTGATCGCACCATGAAGCAAAAACTCTCGCCATGTGAAAGCCTTTCCTTCCTGTACCTTCAGCAGGTACGAAAGCCAGCCGCAGATCGTCGCAAAACCACCTGCGGCGGCTAATATCTGGCCGTCACTTAAATCTCTGTATGGCATATAACCTCCCGCATGCCTTGAGTCTCTAACGAGACTTCAAGCACACGCGCACAAAAAAAAGCCCCCGAGACATAACCTCGAGGGAGCTTCAGGTTGGTTTCAAATCGGACGGGGAGCAGTCACCTGGGCCACACGCGCACGTGAAGACATAGCCCTTCCAGAAACCGCTCTTTGTCTCATTACAGCAACAGGGTTACTACCTATTTTCATCTCATCAATAAAACACCTCGCTTTCGTATTTCTCCATATTTTTCAACAAGTTAAAGGAAGGAAGGAAGGAAGGAAGGAAGGAAGGAAGGAATTGCGAACTTTTTCCCCGCCTCGTAGGATGCCCTCAGGCTTCTGACAAAAGCCTCTTTCACTCACTTTCTTTGGGATTCTTTACCATGTTCAAGAAATCTCTCGTTGCTGTTGCCGTTCTCGGCGCAGTTGCTTTCTCCGCTCAGGCTGCTGATGTTCAGCTCTATGGTCGTATCGACACGGGCGTTCGCTATACCAATATTGATGCTGACGTTGCCAATCAGGATGATGTCTCCAAGTTCGAAATGTCCTCTGGCAACTCCACGGGCAACCGCTTTGGTTTGAAGGCCACTGAAGACCTCGGCAATGGCATGAAGGTCGGCTTCGTTCTTGAGAACGGCTTCAACTCTGACGACGGCGCTCTCAAGACCACGAATAAGCTTTTTGACCGCGAAGCCAACCTCTTTGTAACGAGCGACTTCGGTACGCTGTCCGCGGGCCGCGTTGGCATCCTCAATGGTACGGCTGGCTCCTATGCCATTGGCAACTTCAACCCGTTCGGCACTGGTTGGGGTGATGTCGGTAACCAGAGCTTGCTCTGGGGCGCCGGTTTCGATTCTCGTTATGACAACATGTTGACCTATGTCACGCCTGATTTTGCGGGCTTCAAGGTCTACGCCCAGTACTCCTTCGGTGAAAACGGTCACGAAAACAAGTCGTCCACGAACCGTTACGCGGCTCTCGGTGCCACCTACACCGTTGGCGGCCTCAATGTTATCGGTATTGTTGATACGATCAATAAGAAGTCTTATGACTCCACTACCAAGACGACCAGTGATGTCGATGACACGTATCGTGTTACGGTGGGCGGTTCTTATGACTTCGGTATGGTCAAACCCTTTGTTGCCGTTGGCTACTTTAAGGACGGCAAGATCGGTGACTTGCTCGGTACGTGGGCCGCAGAGGCCAACCACAAGGCCAATCTTGACCGCTACTATGACGGTTACGGCTTGACGCTCGGTGCTTCTATGCCTGCTTTCGCCGGCACGGCTCATGCCATGGTTGGTTACATGGATGCCGAATATGCTTCTGAAGCAAACGGTACTGTCACGTCGGGCCGCCAGATCGATGTCACCCGCTTTGTCCTTGGTGCTGGCTACGAATATCCGCTCTCCAAGCGTACCCTTGTTTATGCCGACCTTGGCTACTTTAAGGATGAGGTCGATGCGGCAAACGATACGTTCGACTATAAGCCTGAAGCCTATCAGGCCGCTGTTGGCCTCGTCCACAAATTCTGATCGAGCACTTACTACGAAGGCGTGACGTTCTAGCGAGAGCCCTTCTGTCACGCCTGCACCGCCCGTAAGATGCGCCCCCGCTGGATGCCTCATTTCCATGCGGGGGCGTTTTTGTATCTCTCCTCAGAAAAGGACGTTGTACAGCCACGTGCAGAGCACTCCAGCAATGAAGCCAACCGGTCCCCAGAAGAGCCGAGTCTTGCGTCGGGTCTCCGCATCGAGCAGAGCCTTCTGGGCCTCCACCTTGGCGATGATTTCATCCGTCACTTCCTCGACCTTGACGCCGAGCTTGTCGAGCCACTCCTTCACTTCTTCTTTCGTCATTTCAGTCACCTTTTCCTTGAGCGCATCTTTCAGCGCCTTGACAATCAAATTCCACATATGAAAACACCGCCCGACGTGGCTGTAATAAAATTGCGGGTACACCCCCTGCTTACGGCTTGCTTGGCAACCGTAGTCCATTTTGCATTCATATCAAATATGTTTCCCCCCCCCCCGCACACCAAACTTCATTGTTAACAGCTTTCTCCATCTAGACTTAGCGGAGTTTTACCTGCGCGAAAAACTATCCCCTTCTAGGCACGACTACCTTCCGCCAAAGAAAATCCCAAAAGTCATTCACTATGCTTGGTTTGGACCAGCATCAATCCCTGAACCATGTCAACGGTGCATTGATTCTTGGCACAAAATTCACCCAGATTGGGAATTCAAGCTGTGGAATGAATCAAATTTTCCATTTGAACTTTATCCATACGCCCAAGAAGCGCTGCGAAAGAAATGCTGGGCCTTCGTTTCTGACGTAGCAAGACTTCATGCCTTATATAATTATGGCGGCGTACACCTAGACACTGACGTCAAAGTCATTAATGGCTTTGACGATTTACTTCATCTGGGCTGTTTTTTCTGCCTTGAAGCGCCAACCCAAATAGCAACATCCACAATTGGCGCCAAACAACATCATCCCTACATAAGATTACTTCTCGACTGGTACCGATTTATTCATTTGAGAAAAGCATATTCTTATGTTGCCAATGTTCGCTTCATCAGCAAGATCACAAGGATTTTCTACGGAATAAAACTCCACGGGCAACAACTCACGTTCGGCGATGATGTACACATATTCCCTAGAACGTATTTCTCACCAGAAAGAGCTCATGGCAATTTTCAAATAACAGAAAAAACCTACGCAATTCACTTAGGTACAGGAATGTGGTGGTGATGTCCTCTCCGGCCCAAAGGAAGGAGAGGATATCAGGCGTTTCGCCCGAACTACTTACAATATCCTAGTCACATCATCAAGGCTTATTGAAACTGCCTCGGGCTCATATGCTAACCACTCGTCGAAATACGTCCAGTCAACATGATTCCCCCAATGTTTAATTACCGAGCCTTTAGTAATCCAGCCATAATCGTTAAATCCAATCGTTCCTCGACTTTGACTACTGTTCAACAATACTTCTCCAGAAGGCGCTACGATCTGAACCGTATGATTCCCATCGCCGTATGTATTTCTCCAAACAAACCTTTTTAAATAACGGGTAATCGGATTTAATGGTTGATATACCGTGGTGAGAATTATTTTTCACAACGGGCGGAATGGTTGACACGTGGCCA